CCAATCTCGACCGATACCAGGCTTGAGCGACATATGACAAAACTCCGGGGAGACACTGAAAATCTCCCCAGTCTCAAAATCGAAACGCGAATACCAATCTTCCTTCGACACGCCGACGCGATCCTTAAGCCGCTCATCATCCTCTCCCTGGATCTTCTCAACCACGTAGCGAGCCACATACGCAGCAGACTCAAAAGTCAGCTCACCAATCGAAGAATGTCCGAACGGCCAAAGCTTCTCGAGCAAAGCAGAACGAAACAACTTCCCAACACCACGCCGAGATCTCAGAACAACAGCATCATCAAAACTGCAGTTAAACAAACAAACGTGAAAATGCGGCCTGCCCTGGTCGTCTCCGTATTCACCACACATAAAAAAACGAATAGACCGACCGGAAAAAAACTTCCGCAAGCGTTTCATGAACCGCTGGAACTCCTCGTAATGAAGCCCACGATCCACAGGCAAATGCTCATCGCTATACGTCAATGTCACAAAACAATTCGAGTCATACAATGACGCCTCGTGCATGATCCGCACAGCCCAATCTCGAGATCTCTCCAGGCGGCACCCTATGCACTGTCCACACGCCAAAGAAAAAGGGTCCCCTGCAGCCCACAGGGGACCCCCGAACACCACGGATCCAGAACTAAGACGAGCCGCCGCCAGCGGCTTATAGCAGGGCACTAGAGGCGAATACCGCCACGCATCGGCGCACCACGCAGGTTTACGCCTTTCGTCCTGGACACGTTACGACGGAACCGGCCAGCCGACCGACCCTTCGACACAAAACCACGCTTCAAGGGACGCATAGGAACCTCCTTTAAAGACACCAGAATACACCATCTGGTGTCACCTAGACCAGTTACATCAAGTAATCGACTGGTCTAGGGGTCCCAGCCAGGGGGTATACACCCCTCGGCTAACAAGGCCCGCTCACGCCTTGTGAGAGGCCGCCGCCGCATCGGCGGCACCAGGGGCAGCTGCAGCTGCATCCACGGCCCCTGGAGCTCCTTGAGCGGCTCCAGACGGCTTTTCAACGATCTCCGACGCCGGGACGAGGCCGATCTTCCGCGCTTCTTCAAGGTTCTCCTCCTTGGAACAAAAATCAACGAACTCACCAGGATCATTGTGGAACCTGGCACGCACTTCAGCCGGCAGCTCCTCGAACGACTCGCGCGCCTGGGCGACCGCATTCATCGCCGAATGGAAGTCAAAAACGGAAGTGAAATCACCATACGTCGGCATACGCACCGGATCCGGCAACTCACCGGTTTTCAAGAAACGACGCACGATCGTATTGATATCGCACTCTTCCACGAAGCTCTGCTTCGTCACACCAGGATCACCAGCACACGAAAGACCGGAAGCATCCGACGCTTTCATCATGTCGTAATTGAACTCCGAACGAACAAACACAGTGGATCCCATAAATCTCCTTTCGCGGCCTCGAGGGCCGCTCTGATACAACAACGTTAAGCAACCGAACGAGTTAAACATCTGCAACTCATACCGAACACGGCGGGGCCTCTCCGGCCCCTTGGTAAACACATCAGGTCCATCCGTCGAATAGCTTTTAGAGAGGAATAATCGAGCCATGAAAATAAATACGGAAAATGAACCTCTCAGCGACGGGGACCAGGACGAGACAACGGCTTGACAGACCGCAAGCCAGAACGAGCACGAACAACATCAAGAGCAGATGAAGCAACAGACGAAACAGGATCCAGATACGGCGTAGCCTTACCAATCTCGCTCTTGTAGAAATCAGAGTAAGCAAGACCACGCGGAACATCCAATTTCACCATCCGCTCATGAGCACGATTCAAAGCCTCATGAGACCTACTTTCCGACACATCCTGCCGGATCCGCTTCAACTCCTCCAGGGCATGCTGCACCTGCAGCGGCGCACGATCACCATGCGAATTACCAATCTTGTCACGACCACCACGATACAACCACTTAGTAAGCTCTTCCTTATAATTCGCCAGCTGCTGCTCAGTCCGCTTAATCAAAATATCCAATTCACCCTGTTCCTTTGCATGCGGCACAGAACGATCCTCAAGTACCTTCGCCTCAGCCCTCGTCTTACGAGCTGAGGCTTCCGTCAGATCCGTCGCAGCCTGGGCGCGCTCAACATCAACCGCCATCTGAGCAGACGAAACACCCTTAGCAATCACATCCTCATGCATCGGTTGAAACACTTCACCAACAGATCCCGACGGCGCCGCTACCGTAGGCGTAGACGCGCCACCCTGGCTATACGCCAGCATCGGATTCAAGCCAGCTTTCTGCATATCAACCACCGCACGACGATAAGCAGTATTCGACATCGTCGTGTTGTAGTTCATCGCGCGTCCCATCATGTTCTCCTGGAACTTGCGATTCTTCGCAGCTTCCGCTGCAGACTGCGCAGACGCCGCGGAGGCGATATCCTCCCTGGACTCATTCGCCAGGATCCCACCCAGGAGACCAGCTCCAGCGCCAATAATTGCAGGCCACATAGCTCCTCCTAGAAGTGATCAATCAAACCAGGCACCGAGTAAACCGGCATCGGGCGAGCAGCCACACAATCAAAAAACGAATCAAAAATAAACTGCTTGCCGTTCGCCGCGGCACCAACAGCCAGGACACGATCGAACGGCGGATTATCCTGGATAAAGGTATTCCCCAAGGTCGGCAACGAGGTGAACTTCTGAGCCAAATGCCAGGGATCAATCGTCCCTGCAGAGGTCGAGCGAAACAGACCCGTGATCATCGACGGGTTATAACGATACTCAGCCCAACGCTCCTGGTATCCAAAAGCATCATTGTCCGTCGCCGCACCAGTAGCGTAGATCTCCTTATTCAACACAGCTTGCTCTCCGAGCGTAGCAAACGCCGGGAAATAAAAGTCATACCGGGTAGAACGCGACCACATCTTCCGCAGACCCTGCTGATACGTCAGATCCGCACGAATCGCGACCATGCCAATCACATATCCATGCTCGGTAAACGACTGCGTAAAACCATGCCCCTGGGCGAGCGTCGTCGCCATGGCGCCCAGGGTGCCGAGCGGCGTCGTTCCACCAGTCAAACCCGTCTGGGTCGTCTGAGCAATCGGATTCACCACAACCGGCGTAGATCCACCACCAAGATACTCGGGCCGCTGCAGCCTCGCATCCGGAGAAACGACACCGAAATGAGCACGCACGATCTCGGTATACCGCGTGCCACCTCGAGCATCACGTTCCAACAACTTCTGAATCTGAAACGACTGCCGCAACTGATTTATAGTCGCCGCCGTCGCGGTAGAAAGATCCGCGAACATATACTTGCCGGCAGCTGCAGGCGTATCCACGTAAACAACCTTATCCGTATCCGTAGAAACGTTCGCATACGTCGTATTCGCAACACCATTCGGCCCGGTCTTCACCAGGGCCGACGTCCCAAGCGGCAACGTCACCGAATTACCCTTCTGAGGCCACGGCAAGCAGCTCGTGAAATAGTCATGGCGCTTACCACGACGCAACAACGCATACGCACCAACAGCATCCGGACCATCGCCCGTCGCAACCGTGAGCGAGTTCTGCATATTCTCGTCACGGAACCATTCATTCCAAATCAGGTAATACGCACGCAGCGGCAACGCATTCACCGACACGGTATTACCACCGCCGACCTGGCCCACAGTCGGCAAACCCATATAGTCATAAACCGATCCAACAGTGAAACCACCAGCTGCAGACACCACCTGCGGGATCACATACGAAATCGAATCACCCGGATTATTCTGTTCACCCATGAACTTCTCCCAATTCGACCAAATCAACCGATTGGGAACAAAGAAAAAGAACGAATCGAGATAGGCGTTATCCATCACCGGAAACAACGGCGTACTCATTCGCGCAAACGCGGTCATACGCAAATTAAACGTATCACCAGGCAACACCTCATTCACATACACCGGGACCAGGATCCCCGCATCAAACGTAGTCTTATGCGTCGACTGAATCCTGAACGAACTCCTCGGAATATCCGCCTTCGGCACCATCGCAAACTGGTGAACGTTTACGCTCTTGTTCCTAAACATAGCGATCTCCTATGAAAGAAAAAAAAAGCCCGAGCTCACGCCCGGGCCAAAGGGAGTTACCTAGTTCTGCTCCACCAGTTGCGCCGCAGGAATCACCAACTTCGGACGATCCAGGGACTTGATATAACCCAAAACCGGATCGTATTCGCCGAGCAGATGCAGCTCGAAATCACCCGGATTCGTGTTCAGCACGTTCTGCGGATCCTTCCGATTCACCTCCTGCGCAAACGCACGAACAGCCAAACCTTCCGTAGGAAGAAAATGGGGCTGCGAAAAACACACCGCTGCACGATCATAAACAGCAAATACTTTCATTTGAACTCCCGATGTCGTTTATTAACATTAAGACGAGCTCTAGCTACCTTTTCCCGCACAGCGAGACGCTCATCCGAATTCTCACTGGCGGTCAACCTGGCACGCACCGCGCGCCGGTATTCAATATCTTCAAACTGCCCAAGCTTCTTCATCAACTTGTCGTAATACTTGGGAGGCTCACACTCCACGCCACGCGCAACCACACGACCGCTAGAGGCGACCTCAGGCCAATACAACCGCAACCAATCTCGACCGATACCAGGCTTGAGCGACATATGACAAAACTCCGGGGAGACACTGAAAATCTCCCCAGTCTCAAAATCGAAACGCGAATACCAATCTTCCTTCGACACGCCGACGCGATCCTTAAGCCGCTCATCATCCTC